TCCTGTGTCTAAACTTGTAAAATAATCATCGTAGGTTTTAACAACTATTTTAGAATCCTCATAGTAAGCAACTAAATTGAACATTTTAAATATCCCTGTAAGGAAATCAATGATTTTCATTTCAGGTATTTGCTCATTTATAATAAAAGGAACTGCAAGAGGGATTGTAATGTTTCCACTTGCAGTAGCACTAAAGTCATCTGTCCAATATACTTGGTTATTACCATCAAAATAATTACCTCCCATTTCTAAAGTTGCAGTTGAGAATACAACTTGTTCTGTTGAACCTAAAACAAAAGTGTAACCCAAAGGAGCAAGGAAATTAAAATCAGTAATCGTAAGCGACAAAGAGCCTGTAACAACTCCCGATGAGTAAAACTGAGAACCCGATCTGTTTATTGTTAATGTCCACTCTTTGTTTAAGTCAGTTGGCACAATGTAAACATTAAACTTTGTTATTACGTTATTAGGAGGAGATGAGTATTGACTAAGAATTTGAATCGTTGTTCCGTTGTTGCTTATTGTTGTTCCGCTTGTAGGTGTCCAAGTTGATATCGGTAAAGACAATTGATTTGCTCCTTCTGTCCCTATGCCTACGCTTCCACTTTTCCTATGCAACCAAAGAAACAAACCGTAATAGGCTTTATTATCTGAATTAAAAAAGTCATCAGAAAAACTTAAACCTGCAGGGACTAAGTAGTCTGTTGATATTGCATCTATAATTTTAGCTACCCTTAAAGCGTATTTTAAATCTGAATAAAAAACACCTGCACCCGAATTTGAATCGTAATACATATTATTAGTTCCCGAAACAACAGAGCCACTATTATAAAAGATAGGATTTGTATGGCTAATTAAAGGCACAACTAAATCTTCAGTCTCAGGATCAACAGACATCGCTGCTAGTACTGTGGTTGCTTCATAGGTTGTATTGTAAGAGTCTAAATCTAATGAGTCAATTTGATTAGTTCCTAATAAATCTTTAAGGCTTACAGTCTCCCCAAAGAATGTAATTCTATATGCGTGAGGTTTATTGTTTTTTAAATCAACACCATCTAAACGCATTAACCCTGTTTTAAATGGAATATAATTTAACTCAATTGATGCAGGTTGTTTTCTTCTAGCATCAAACCCTTCTAATATATTAAAATTGTAGTAATGCTCAAATAGAATGTTATTAGTTGAGGATGCAGGGACTGAGAATGTTTGAGTAAATTCTGTGAAAATCTTATCAACCTTATTTATATTTTTTAAGGATTGAGTGAGTTTAATTGTTTCATCTTTGAATAAATCAAGTCTTGTTGAACCAACGTAAATTTGAACCTTCTGCATTATCTAACATTGTTTATATAATCAAAAGCCATATCAAACTCCATCGTATATTCAATCAACTTATCGTTCAAGCTAGTCTTATAAGTAAATGAACTTGTATTGATAATTACAGGAACTACTTGTTCTGTTGATGGATCATAAGGATCGGGTTGTGTTAGCCAAATTTGCTTACTTAACATTAAGTCCTCAAAGAAAGGATTAGCACCTTCGGGATAATACCCACTACTTAAAACTATTTTTTGGTTTGCTGATTTATTAAAGACTGTTTTAGTTGGTGAGTTTACAGAGTAAGTTGCAGAACCTCCATTTAAGGTTATTGTATTAGCGTTATAAGTTTCCTTTGTGGAAGTTGTTGTTTTTACACTTTTCAAAAAGAACCATAAGTCCTGTAACGCTCCGTATTTATTTACGAATGTCACCTTATTTCCATCTCCATACTTACTGCAATTAACTCTAATGATGTTAACTAAAACATTACCGCTTGGAGTTGCTAAAGTAATCGTTTGAGGACTAGTTGCATCAAACCCTGTGTAAGATAAAACACTATTTGTTGAAACAGGAACAACACCCGATAATCCAATAGGAGCATAAAAGTAATAACCATCTTTAATGACATCTTTCTCTATTAACCATTCATAAGTGCTTACGGTTGGATTTACTCCTTCCATAAAAGTTCCATATCCATCAAATCCTTTGTGGGTTGTTGCACTTGATGCTGAACTGCTTCCTGTTGCATTTTGCCCACTATACGATCTGTACAAAAAACTTATGTCTACAGTCTGTGCAGTATGCGTTCCGTTGAAAGATATGTTTAAGTAATCTCTTACTAATTCAGATATCTCAAAAGTTAATACAGTTCCAACAGTTCCGTTTTTTACAATGTTGTATCTAAGTGTTCCATCAATACTTAATTCTAACCCAATACTATTTATTCCACTTGCAACGGTAACGGTTTCTAATCTTGGTGATCTTAATAAAATATTTGCCATAATTATTTTTTTACTCCTAATACAATGCTTTTTTCCACATCTAAAACAAATGCATTAACTAGATTATCGGGCAGTTGGGAAAATGCTTTATTGAATGGTTTTGTAAAGAATAAACTAGGCTTTAAACCTTGTGCAAATATTCTTTTTTGTAGCCAAAAACCTATAGTCTTATAATTACCTCTTTTAAATTTACCTTCTTTATCTCTAAATCTTATTTTCTTCATTTTTGCCCATTCCATCAAAGGTTTCAAAGGAGGTTTTTTTGATCTATATCTGTAAGGACTGCTAGGTGCTTTTTGTACACCATCAACCAAACTAGGATTTGAACCTCTTACACCTAAATCTTGAAATGTACCATAATTCTCCATTAGGAAATCTAAAAGAAAAGCATTTTGCTCTTTATCTAAATCATAACCAATAGATTTATATAATGAACCACCCCCTTTACCATCTTTGGTTAAGTTGCTTTTGCTTTGCTGAACAACATATTTAGCAAACTTATTTAAAACTTGGTTTGTCTCTTTTAGTTTCATTAACAATGCCTAATATCGTTATAAATCAAAACATCGAATGTAGCAGTCCATCCTGCTAATTCATTTTCAAACCTATCATAAAAAGGCTCAAGTGTAGGGTTACCATCAAGTTGGTATTTATCTTGATGCAATGTCCCCCCTCTAAGTACTTGTATTAGCTTATTAGATACTGATAGTTGAGTGTTCAATATATCTTGAAGGTTGTTATTACCCCTAAATAAATCTGTCGTTTCTTGCTTATTAAAATCAACAATATCCATATTTAGTATGCTTATACTAAATCTCAAAACTCCATCCTCTTGACTTACTTGATTAATCATTAAATGAGCCAAAGGGAATATGTCCTGTTTCTCTAAATTAATCTCTTCAAGATTACCTTGCGTAACAGTTCGACAATTTATATCAGATAACAAATTGTCTTTTATTGTTTCCGTTAATTGATAATATCCCCTTACTCCTTGATTGCTCATTTCTTGTTTTTAATTTGCTGCATTTCTGCTTGTTGTTTTTCTTTTAAGAATGATAACATCGTTAAACATTCGTGAATATTTAGCTTAGTGATATTTTCAAATCTTGTAATATCTCCTTGAGCGAGTTCATATACTGACCCATACCAACCCCATTTTTGTCCGAACCCTGCTGCGATTGAGGTAGTTTCTCCTCCTCCTCCACTAAATAACGATTCGTAACGAGAAGAGACAGACGCATCCCTAAATGAAATAAAAAAAAAACAGAACTTATTACTGCCTCTAAAGGCATATCAAACATCGATTCTTTATTGTCGGGTTGATAATCTTCAATTAAATACTTTCCTCCTGTTCTTTGTTTTATTGGTCTGTAAAGGACATTCATAGCAGTATGAATATTTGACCAATCACCAATAAAAGTATCAACATCAATATATTCTCCTAAAGTCATATCTTGAAGATCGGGATGGAAACCGTAATTCTTACCATTCATTTTAAATGACTGAACTAATTTAGGTTTATCATTAAACATCCTATTTAATATATCTGTAATCTCTTCTGCATCTGATAGCTTTATTTTCAATACATCCTTGTATTCAACGTTACAAAATATCTCAATCATTTTGCATTGAAGAAAATACTCATCATCACTTTCAATCTTAATATAATCTTGATACTGCTTTAAGGTTATCTCAGATAAATGATTAGGTACTGTTATACTTGCTTTCATAATATTGTAACGTATTTTTTATATGATTTTATAAGGCATAAAAAAAGGCAGCCATTTCTGACTGCCAATCTAATCAAAACAAAAAAGAAAATTCTTATAACAATGCCATTTTTAAATCTCTTTCCAATTCAGAACATTTCTTCATCCATTCAAGTCTTTGATTCTGAACCTTTGTTATGTATTTGTCTCTTTTGTTTACATCATCTCTAAGCCTTGCGGTATAGAAATGCATTTCCCCTAGTGCTTTAATCATAGTTAAAGTTTCCTTATTCTTGGGACTTTTGTTTTTCCAATCTTTTAGTATATCAGAACAAAGTGTTGCGTTATTCCAATATTCTAAATCTCTTATTTCGGTTATCTGTTCCGTTGTTACTGAGTCCATAGGTAAACTTAATAAATACTAATTAAATCATTCAAGATAGGGATAACAATATTATCTCTTTGCCTATAAGTTGAACACTCTTCGTTGTCACAATAGATAGACATCTCATCTATTTCAAATAAATACTCGTAAGTGCCATCATCGGTTCTCATATAACCGTATTCCTCGTAAGTTTCGGAATCGTGAATGGTTTTTCTTACACAGATTACATCTGCAAAAATCTCAATGCAACCAACAGTCCAATATAATTCTTCCCTATGGATTTCATCATCACCCATAGGAATCTCAATAGGCTTTAAATCACTAAGTATATCTTTTAATTCTTGATCTGTAAATAAATCTTTCATTTTTTTTACTATTAAGTTAATCAATAATTTTGGTAATCCTTAACTAAATCTAAATCATATTGATCCGCTACATAGTTAATATGCTTCTGAGTAGTAACACTCCAATACCCGTGTTGAACTAATGTAGCATCTACTATTGTAGCAACGTGAGTTGAGTAACTCCAAACCTCATTATTATGGATTGTTAGGTTTTGCTTGTATTTGTTTAATTTGATCATTTTTTTTTGTTTGTTTGATTATAATTCAAAAATAATACAATAAAGTTATAAAACAAAATTTTTATAATAAATATTTTAGTATTGTTGAATTTAGGGTCTAACTAGGGTCTAACTAGGGTCTAGCTAGGGTTATGCTAGGGTCTAATTAATAACGTATTTTCCAAAGTTAGGTTTGGAAAGGATAGAATAGGTAGCATACCTGCAGGGGTCGATAAGATGATTATCTTTATCGATAGGTGTATTTATCAATTTGCCTGTTCTATCTTCTTGCCACTTGTAATTCCTAAATTCTTGAATTGCGTTTGTGGACTTGCTTAGTATGTTTATCTTATACCTTTTTAGTAAATCAATTCCTGCGTTAACCGAATCCTTACCCTTTAAAGATGGGAATATTTTATGTCCCATCCTTCTTAGTTCTTCTATAAGTCTAGGTTCTGCTGAATCAGCGTATATAGGTTTGCCTTCTAATTGTTGATCTAGTAAAAACTTATGGATATCATTAGTAGTCATCTGAGTCCTATATAAATGCTCTCTAACGTACAAATTAAAATCTTCTATATAAACGCTTACTAAAGTAGTTGGATCGTTTGAGTAGCCAAAATCCATACCATACGAAATTAGTTCTGCAGTTGTCGGAATCTGTTCTACCTCAACATACCTAAAGATAGTTGATCTGCTTGATGCTCTTTCTCCTAATCCATAGATTTGCCAATACTGCTCATCAGTTTCTTTAAGCCTTTCAATTTCTTTTCTAATACTAACTTCAAGAAAAGGATTATTGAGATAAGTAGTTTTAAAGAAATCACAATCATTACGAGTAATAACTTTATCATAAAGCCAATGGTATTCTTCACTAGGGTTAAAATCAACTATTATTCGTTCTTGTGTTCTAAAAATTAATTGCTGCCAATCCTCCCAATACAACTCATTACCTTCGTTAATAAAAAGCAAGTCTCTTTTCCTACCTCTAATTTTTTGGCTTTGGTCTAAACTAGTAAATTCAACTAGATTTCCAAAAAGGTTATACTCTGAATTTGACTTATTATGATACTCTTCACTGTATATTTGATTGGCTCTAAGTATATCTAAGAAATCCCTTAAAACCGTTGCTCTTAAACTAGGGAATGTCTTACGACATATAGTTACAATTTTTTTATTATTGTTTGAACAATACTCAAATATGATCCAAAGTAAAATGTTGTAAGTTTTACCACTTCTAGTTCCTCCCTGCTCAACTACTATCTTTTTGTTACTCTCAACTAAATGCTTGAATACAATATTAGTCTTCAGAGTCTTCGATCCTGTCAATTATTTCTACTTTAAAATTGTTAGGCATTCCATCTGCTCCTGTTATTTCTTGTCGTTCAATGTAGCCTCTTTT